CTTTGTCTTTTACACTTTTTTGTTTTCTTGCTCCGTCAATGACGTCGCATACTGCATCTCTAATCATAATTAAAAATCCTGTAAGTCTCCAATCAAGTTTTTCAACTTTTTCTTTACGAAGTAGTTGAACAGTTGTGATCTGCCAACTTCTTCTTGGTTATTATATTCATTCAGTATAATATCTTTATACTGCTGAGGAATCTGAGATAGGTCAATCATTTGCTTATTACGATTGAACCTTAACTTAGTTTCTTCATCCATTTGGTCAGGTGTACTTGTGAACGTTTCAATCCTTTTCTTTGTCATCGGCTTTTGTCTTTCACCGATTGCTAAACAATTGTCAGCAGAAAGAATATTTGGAATGCCGTCACCAACATCACCTTTTAATACATGTTCCTGTAAATATTTATTAGGATCTGCATGTCTTATCCATTTCTTCAACACAGGGTTGTATTGGTCAACATTCGCATACTTATGTAATTGAATAAAATCCTTATCTCCTGAAAGAATCAGAATCTTTTCTCCACCCGTGTTAAGTTCAGTACCATGTTCTTCGACCAGTGTAGCAATAATATCGTCTGCTTCACAACGGTCAACGTATAATACTTTATAAGGAAAGAATTCTTCAATCTCTCTACGGATTTCATGAATTACATCAAATAGCATATTCCAATCAAGTTCTGATTCGTCTCGATTCTTTTTACGATTTGCTTTGTAATATGGAAAGTAATCTTTTCTCCAAACGTTTGTATTATCACAACAGAGAACAATCTCTCCGTATTCACCAGAAAACTTTTTACGATTGAACCGTATAGAATTTAAGAACATATGCCTAAGCAGATTTTCATCAAGCTCGACATTTGTATGGTTACCAATGCCTGCGAATAAAGATGCAAGCATTACTTGGTTATAGTCAACTAATATCATAATTTATCCAAATTTATTATTTCAATAGACCATTTTAATCTAAATCTTCGTCAATGTCAATAGTTTCATCTAAATTTTTCTTCAAGCCACCGGCAAGTCGTTCTGGTGATGTATCAAGTATCACTACGTTATTTTCAGCAAAAGGTTGTAATTGATGTTCTTCACCCATTGTTTGTAGATGTAAAGAACGAATTGCTTCAAAGATAAGAATCATAGACGGAAAGTATTTGTCCATGTTTTCATCAAAGTCACAACCTGCTCTCGCCATTTCTCCTAAAACATTTTCCCATATAATCTCCGCAAGTTCTGTAGAATACGATTCTTTATATTCTCGAATTCTTTCCGATACACTTTGTTCATTAATCGGTGGGTTTGAATGTATTTTAGGAAACTGTATTAAGTTATCCTTGTTGTTGGTAGGCATCTCCAATGTTCCTTAAAAGACTGTTCCACATAGTGGCGAATGAGGCAATACTATTTCTTGCCAAGTTGTATCTATCAGAGAATGTAAATCCTTTAAAGTAATTAGGATCATTCTTCATCTGAGTTAGAATCTGTTTTGCGACAGAGAATGCATAATTTGCATGACCATTCATATCTTCATTCCAATCATACATGATTGTTGCATTTGCTGCTGTCTCTGGTAAAGCGCCGTAATTTGGATGAATACAAATCATTTGCGATTTGATTGCTTCAAGTAATGCGATACAGGATGTCTCTTTCCATATATTGGGATAAAGGAAAATATGAGATTTCTTTAATGTTTCGATGACTTCCTCATTAGGTTTAACTCCATGGAAAGTCATATTTGGATGTTCTTCAATTCTTTCAAATAAAGGCTTATATGCTTCGTTACGTTGTTCCCAACCGTAAATGTCAAAGCCTGAGAATACATCAAGATGAATGTTATCAAATTCTTTCACTAACGATTCAAAAATTGGTACAAGCAATTCCAAACCACGATGCGGAGTTGTATGATATACAAAACGAATAGTTTCCATATCCTTTTCTACAGGATCATACTTAACTTCAACTGCATTGTGAATTACAGAACAAATACTATAAGGAATACCATATCTGATAACATATTGGTCACGCTGCCAAGCTGACACAAAAACAAAATGTGCAAACTTTTGCCAACCACCGTTAACTAGGATTTGATTTTCAGGATCTTCTGCTAGGTCATGGCACCAAAGAATATTTGGTACATCATCATATACTTCTCTTGGTCTTGATAAATGTACTGCTACCTTCTCGAGTACTTCTTCACCAATATTATCAATTAAGCGTTGTCTCATCATTTCAGTTCCGCCTTTTGAATTGACGGACTGCTCAGACTCAATCACTACGCCTTTATAAATGCAACTCATATTTTACTCCATTATTTTTGTGAGAGATTATAATCCTCTTCAAGTTCTTTGTGTATCTCAATTAATGTTGCGTGGAAATTCCTTACCGCTCCATTGTTGTGTACTCTATATGTCTTAATATCCATTTCTTCATTAAGGACATATGCTTTGTCAATTTTTGTCTCAAAATTAATACAGTACTCTTTAATTAGATTACCGTTAAAATATCTACGACTATCCGTAGAGTAATCGTAACCTTCTCTTGTTAATTGAACAATGACAATATTTTCAGAGCCTACCTTTTCAATTAAAGGTTCAAGCTCTTCAACGAAACCGCCATCAGCGATTGCGTAATGTTTTCCTTCTTCAATTTCTTCAGCAACTAATTGACCGAAGTAATCCAAACCTTTCTTTGGTTTGATAATATCCTCCGATACATAAATCATTGCTTCTCTACGAGATCTGTTTTCTAATGCAAGTTCTTTCTTTTCTTTCTGTTCTCTGTCATCGTAACCTTGCATAAACCATCTTTCGTCAACTTCAAAATGTTTACATGTTTCTTTAAATAGTTGATACTTGAAAGACAGGTTTCCAAAACCAAACATCTCTTTATAGAGGCTTGCTGCTTCATCTTTCCCAGAAGCCGGGGGTCCGTTAAATATTACTATCATCTGTTATACCGTTTTCTTGATAGAATCCATACTTACAAATATAATAGGCATCTACGATATCAGTAATTGGATTCCATGATTTGTTTATTATACCACATTTTTCGCGAATGTCAATAGAAACTTCTTCTTCAAACGCTTCAATCATTCTTTCCTTATTTGCGTTTCCTTTACCACTTGCGAACTTTTTAATCACCGTTGGTGCAAATACTCCAAACTTTCTTTCCTCTTCATAAAGCTTGTGTTTAAACAAACCTGCATTTTCAGCAATCTGAAATACTCGTCCTACCGCTCCGAATGCATATCCTTCAATACCAACGAAGTCTGCATCAAGAACTTTCTCTAAAGACCAAGAACCTAACATATCATAACGTTCCTGGTCAGTTGTCCAATTATCAGGATATAAGGTTGCTACATATTGACCTTTTTCACCTTGTAGCAATTTCTTTTGCTTTACATAGTAATAAAAGGTACAGTTATCGTAACTCCATTCATCACCTACATGAACACAAATAGCAGGACTTGATAAACTATAGTCCACTCCTGCGAATTTCATAATGTACTCCATAATAAATTATATAGAGTTATTTATTCATTTCTGCACGATAGAATATATGACTGCCTATAGTTCCAATTTGTTGTAGTGTTGGTGCCCAATAAGGTTGAATCCAATCTGCATGATAATGTGTTGCACCTTCAGTCAGTCCACGATATCTTCCATCATGTATTAATTGAGTCGCAATTAAAACTGATTCTCTCCAAGCATCGCCATCATAAGGATCATCTGATTTACCATCGCAATACCAACTGAATTGACAACGATTCCTTACTGGTACAAGCACATTAGGGTCCTTCCAAGAAGGTTTGTGGTCGCCTTGGTATATTACATCACAAACAGTATTAGGGTATCTGGTGTCATATACACGGTTTAACACAACATCACCGACAGCAAATTTGCCTGCGAGATTGTCAGACCTTGCTTCATGATATATGTTTAAAGCCATACAATGTTCTGAACGAGATAGAACATAGTCAATTTCTAATGTTATAGGAGGATTACTAGATTTACCTTCATCTGCCGATATCACAAACATCGGAGAAGCAAAGATTGCTCCGAGCAAAATCAGTACTATTGCATTTCTCATGTGTGTTTAATATAATGGTCATACAGTGCTGCACCTTTGAGCTCTTGGCCAAAAGTACGAAGCGGCTTACCATTTTGCGATCTTTTAATCAGACCACAATTATACTCCACATCAGTAACCATTTTACCATCTGCTGTATCTTCAGGATGGTTGTCATACCACATAGAATTAAATCCATGAACATGTAAAGATTTTACTTGCATAGACCATTCTTCTGCTTTTAACATGGTTCTTTGTTTTTCAACAGCTTCATCATATTGCGTCATAGCTTTCTCCTTTATTGATTGGATGTTCAGAAGTTAGATTTGACCCAGCTGTTACTGAACAAGCAAACTCACCATCTCCTATTACTTCTAAGACGGCATTGTTTAACTTGCTATTATAATTTAACAGCTTATCGTCATACGGCAGTTCAACCGCTATCGTAACTAAAATTGACTTAGAGTTTTTCGCCAATTTCAAATCCTCTGAACGTTTTAAATCTTGGAAACCTTAAACTATATTCATCTTCGGAATCTTGACTTATTGTAATGGCATCAGCTCTTACTTCAACTAATTGACCAACCACAGAGTCAAGGTTATTCCAAATATCATCCCGCAGATCATCGCTAAGACCTGTGCCAACATTAACTTTGATAAACTTACCTTCATCGGTACCTTCACAGACAAGGGCTCCTGTGCTTCCTTCATTTTTTCCTGTTCCTTCTTCAACATCGGTGACTTTAAGTGTTACTTCAATATAAGGTTTCATTTTCAACCACCCATAGCTTCTTTTACATTCGTAAGATCCACCTATAGGTTTAACCATAATACCTTCATAACCGTTTTCAATTGCTTCATTATTAATTTGCTTAAACTTATCAGCATCATCTTCGATGTTCAAAGTA